CTGTGGCTCGGGGTGTGTACGCTTCCCAAGGTCCGCCCTCCGCACGATTGGAGTCCGCGATCATGCGCTGTGCGATGTGTCAAGGGGCGATCATCCCGTCTGGTGTGGGGCGTTCGCCGCGGTGGTGCTCGGATCGGTGCCGGTATCGGGCGCACAACCGGCTGCGCACGCTCAAGGCGAAGCGTGAAGCGGCGGAGGCGGAGGGTCTGGTGCGGCGCGTGGCGTACCTCGAGGAGTGGATCGGGCGGCTGGAGAGTTCGCCGCTGCGCCGGTCCCGCATGTCGGTCTAGCTCAACTACTGAGTGCAGGGTAGGATCATGTGATCGACGTGACCCCGCGTAACCCAATAGGTAGAGGTACCGCTCTCAAATGGCGGGTGTTCCAGGTTCGAGTCCTGGGGCGGGGACGTGTGTAAGGGGCTGGGCTGCGTTTAGCACTCTTCATACCGCACACCCTGCGCCCCCAGGCCGACCGCTTGGGGATGCAGGCAAGTCGGTCTAGCTCAACTGGTAGAGATCCGGTCTCCAAAACCGGATGGTGCAGGTTCGAGCCCTGCGGCCGGCGCTTGCTGCGAGGCGGCGGAGTAGTGACCCGCACGTGCGCAGCACCCCCGTCCAGGCAGGCTCACGACCTGGCTGGGCGGCTGACACCACTGGCCTAATGGCAAGGCGCCCGGCTGTTACCCGGGATGATCCAGGTTCGAGTCCTGGGTGGTGTGCTACACAAGACTTGCGGGTCAACACGGCTCTTGTTTCCGGGGGTAGTAGTCCGGAAGGCTTCTCCCCGTGAAGGCCGGCCATGACGGCCGGCCAAGCCCCGAGCCGGACCTGCCCGCAACCACTCACTGAACCTGGAGGCCCGACATGGGATACGCCGCATACGTCCTGCCCGACGGCACCGAAGCCGGTTACGGCGTCGAAGCGCCGTGTGACGCGAAGGGGTGTGACACCCTTGTCTGGCGCGGTGTGGATGCGCTGTGCGGGGAGCGGCCCGGGGAGAATGAGCCGGGGGAGGCGGGCTGCGGCCGCTGGCATTGCAGCGCGCACCAGCCGCACGAGGACCACGGCTGCGCGTTCCCTGAGTGCGGTGTGTGGTCGGAGGACGAGACGGAGGTGTGCTTGCTCGTGCGTGGGCACGAGGGCGAGCACCGGGACCGGGCCGGCTTCGAGTTCGCCGCCTAGTTAGACCACCCCAACGATGGGAGAAACCCGGTGCTGATCGACGATCTGACCCGTGAAGGTCTCACGTTCGCTGGCGCGCTCGCGTTGCTGCCCCGCAAGGGGGTCGACCCGATGGTGGAGTTGACGCTCGGTGTGGCCCTGGGGAGCATGACGGAGGGGCAGTGTTCTGCGCTGGGCCGTCAGGCGGTCATGTGGGCGGTGGAGACGGAACGGGATGCCGAGCTGGGCCCGGAGGAGCGGCAGCGGCGGCTGGAGTCCCTTGCCCTCTTGCGGGGGATCGTGGCGGGCCGCCTGTATGCCGGCCCGCTGACGGTCCGAGAGCGAGGAGATGGCGATGCCAGGAGTGCCTAAGCCGGCGAACAAGCGTGTGCGCCGTAACGCGGGCGGCGTGGAGTTCCGCGAGGTGCAGATCACCGCGGGCGAGCAGCCGGACCTGCCGGAGCGTGACCGCCCGTGGTCGCAGGAGACGCTGGAGTTCTGGGAGTCGCTGGGCGAGTCCGAGCTCGCGGCGGACTTCACGAACGCGGAGTGGCGGGTGCTGATGATGGCGGCGCTCGTGCACGAGGAGGTCTGGTCGGATGGCCGCATGACGCGGATCGACCAGTTCGACAAGATCATGTCCAAGTTCCCGTTCACGCCGAAGGATCGTCAGTCGCTTCGCATTCAGGCGCTCACGGGCGATGAGCTCGAGCGCAAGTCGGACTCGCGTGCGGGTGCCAAGACGTCGGCCACGAAGGCCCGGTACGGGGAGCTGCGCGCGGTCGGGTCGTGATGGGGGGTGCCCGTGGGCGTCAAGCGGTTCAAGCCGGCGTACCCGGGCGAGTTCCCCACGCTGGGGCATGACGTCCTCGACTGGATGACCGACTACCTTGCCATGCCGGACAAGGAGGAGTACACCCCGTACACGCCCACGCGTGAGCAGGCCGAGTTCATCCTGAACCTGTACCGGCTGGACCCCGTCACGGGGAAGCGTGTGGTGCGGCGCGGGGTGATCTCCCGTCCGAAGGGGTGGGGCAAGTCCCCGTTCCTGTCGTCCATCGCGATCGCTGAGGGCCTGGCCCCGGTGATGTTCGACGGGTGGGACGCGCACGGGCGCCCGGTGGGGAAGCCGTGGTCGCGGATCCGTACGCCGCTGGTGCATCTGCTCGCGGTGTCCGAGTCGCAGACCGCGAACGCGTGGGCGCCGCTGCTGGAGATGGTGCGTCAGGGCCCCGTGGTGGACGCGTACCCCGGCGTTGAGCCGATGGACACGCGCGTGAACCTGCCCACGGGGGCGATCGAGTTCCGCACGTCCTCGGGAACGTCCTACGAGGGCGCCAAGCCGATTTTCTGCATCCTGGACCAGACTGAGTCGTGGACCCCGTCGAACGGTGGGGTGAAGCTCGCGGCCGTCGCGCGACGCAACCTCACCAAGACGGGTGGCGTGTCGATCGAAGCGCCCAACGCGTTCGAGCCGGGCGCCGACTCGGTGGCGGAGGAGTCCGCGAAGTACCACGCGCAGATCCTTGCCGGCAACGCCCGCGAGGAGGGTCTGCTGTACGACCACCGCGAGTGGCCGGACACCACGGACCTCGAGGACGCGGACTCCATCAAGGCCGGCCTGGCCGTGGCCTACGGGGACTCAGCCGACCTGGACGCGTGCGTGATCCACGACCCGCCATGCACCGCGGAGACGTGGTCGCGTGGCTGGGTGGACCTCGACCGCGTGCAGGCGGAGATCTGGGATCCGGCGACGCTCGTGTCGGACGCGGCCCGGTTCTTCGGGAACAAGGCGCACGCGGACGCGGACGCGTTCGTCGCGGAGCACGAGTGGAACGCGGCCCTCGCCGGTGAGGACGTCCCCGACGTGACCCCGGATGACCCGGTGGTCCTCGGGTTCGACGGGTCACGGCACCGGAAGAAGGGCGTCACGGACGCCACCGCGCTCGTCGCGATGCGCGTCTCGGACGGGCTGGCGTGGCCGGTCGGGGTGTGGGAGCAGCCGGACACCGCGGCCGGCCGCAACTGGGAGCCCCCGGAGACGGAGATCGAGCAGACCCTCGCCGAGTTCATGGCCTCACACCACGTCGTCGGGTTCTACGCGGACCCGACGCTGTGGGAGTCGAACGTCGCCGGCTGGGAAGCGAAGTACGGGGCCGACTTGAAGGTCGGGTCCCGGAACCACCCGATCGCGTGGCGGACCTCGCAGATGCGCCGCACGGTCGAAGCCCTCGAGACGCTACGCAACGGGATCCTCGACGGGAACGTCATGCACGTCGGGAACTCGGCCCTCACCCGGCATGTGCTGAACGCCCGCCTGCGCCAGACGCGCGTGGGCAAGCTGATCTACAAGGAGTTCCCGGACTCGCCCCGCAAGATCGACGCCGCCTACTGCCTCATGCTTGCCAACCAGGCGCGCGTGGACGCGCTCGCGGTCGGTGACCTGGGCAAGAAGAAGTCCCGGCGCGTGTACGCGCCGCGGCGCATTCGCTAGGAGGCGAGGCATGGACGAGACGCAGGTGAGCACCCCCGGCTCGGACGCGTGGTGGGTGGCCCGTCTCATGCGGCAGCTCGGTGAGAACGCCCGGGAGGCCGCGGAGCTGCGGCTGTGGATGGACGGGCGCCCGCCCCTGCCGGTGCCGGACAACCAGCGGCCCCGCTGGGAGCGGCTGCAGGAGCTCGCGTCCGTGAACCTGGCCGCGCTGCTCGTGAAGTCGCGGGTGCATCGCCTGGACCTGACCGGCGCGCGCACGCGCGTGGACGACTCCCCGAACGGTGACGACGTGCTGCGCGGCATGTTCGAGGAGCAGGACCTCGCCCACAAGCTGCGGCGCACGTTCCGGCGCGCCATGTCCGAGGGCCGCGGGTACGCGTTCCTGGGTGGGGACGGGACCGTGCGGGTCACGGACGCCATGCACGCCGCCCTCGAGTACGACGCGGACGGCAACGTGACCGCGGCCATCTCCATCCACCGGGACGACGTCAAGGACCGGGACGTGCTGATCCTGTGCCGGCCCGGCTACTACCGGATGGCGTACCACGAGGGTGTGTCGCTGCTGCCCAACGGGCGGGACTGGCTGTTCTACCCGGAGGCGTGGGAGCTCGGCGAGGTCATGGACTCGGGCCTCGAGTTCGTGCCCGCCTACGAGTTCGCCCCCGATGACGGGTCGATCATCGCCGCGCACAAGCGGTCGCTGCGGCGCATCAACCACGGCATCCTGCAGCGCATGGTCATCATCGCGATGCAGGCGTTCCGGCAGCGCGGCATGATCGGTCTGCCCGACGTCGACGAGAACGGCAACCGCATCAACTACGACGGCATGTTCGAGTCCGAGCCGGACGCCCTGTGGATGATACCCGAGGGCGTGGAGATGTGGGAGTCTGGGGAGGCGCAGATCCAGCCTGTGCTCCAGTCCGTGCGTGACGACATCAAGTTCCTGGCCGTGGAGTCCGGCACCCCGCTGTATCTGATCTCCCCGGACGACGCGAACGGGTCGGCCACGGGCGCGGACACGCAGCGTGAGGTCATCGTGTTCGACGTGAAGGCGTTGCGCGGCGGGTTCGAGGGCACGCTCAAGCGGCTGCTGTCCGACATGCTCACCCTGCGCGGGGAGACGGACCGCGCCGACCGTGCGGGCATCGAGATCCTGTGGGAGAACGAGCAGCGGTCCTCCATCACGGAGCGCGCGGAAGCGGTGCGGGCGGCCAAGGAAGCCGGCGTCCCGTTCAGTGTGCGGCTGGAGAAGTTCGGCGAGTTCACCCCCAGTGAGATCGAACGCGCCGAGGAGGAGCGGGCCGAGGAGATCTTCATGGACGCCGTGGCCGCGCAGACCACGGCGCCGGCCTCGAGCACTGGCTCGGGCGCGGGCGTGGTGGAGGTGACGGGTGGCTGAGATCCGCTCACTCGTGGAGGCTGACTCCGCGGTCACGAAGTCGCTGCTCGCCGCCCTGGTGCAGCTGCTGCTGGGCGTGTGGTCGCGGGTGGACCCGTACTCCCCGGAGCAGGTGGAGGTCGCGGCCATGCGGTCCGCTGACCTGGTGCTGCGGGCGACACGGCAGGCCCGGCTGGCGACGCGCGCGTACAACCGGCGTGTGCTCGAGCGGCTGGGCGAGGAGCCCCCCGTGCCGGACCGTGACGACCTGGACGACTACCCCCGGTTCGACGTGACCCCCGAGCAGGTGTGGGAGCGGCCGGCTGAGGCGTACCGCTACGCGCGCTCGCAGGGCAAGTCCCCCGAGCAGGCGCGGGAGGCGCTGGAGAAGAAGGTCGAGTCCCTGGCCCGCGACGACGTGGCCCTCGCCAAGCGGGACCAGGCGGCCCGTGAGCTGGGCCGCGCCGAGCGGGTCACCGGCTACCGGCGTGTGATCCACCCGGAGCTGTCCAAGTCGGGCACCTGCGGGCTGTGCGTCGCGGCCGCGACCCGGATCTACTCGAAGGCTGACCTCATGCCGATCCACCCGGGCTGCAACTGCACGGTCGCACCGATCACCGCGTCCGCGGACCCCGGGCTGCAGCTCAACGACGCGGACCTCGCCGAGCTCTACAAGGCGGCCGGGTCCACGGCCGCGCAGGACCTCTCCAACGTGCGACTCAAGGAAGTCGTCGACGGGGAGCTCGGGCCCATGCTCACCAGCTACGGCAAGGCGATCCCGGAGGGGCAGACGCGCGCGCGGCGCACGAAGCGCACCGCCGACGTCGTGGACCTGGACTCGCGGCGCTCCCCGAAGAAGGCCGCGGACCGTGTCGCGTCCCTGGAGGCCGCGTTGCGTGGCTACCGGAAGGCCCTCGAGGGGCTGACCGGCAACGACGAGTTGACCCGCTACCGGCGCACGTTCATGGAGCGGTCCGTGAAGCGCACCGAGCAGGCGCTCAAGCAGATGCGGAAGGCGGCGTCGTGACGGTTCGACTGGTGTGTGGCCCGCCCGGTGCGGGGAAGTCCACGCTCGTGCGCGAGAAGCGCCGTGACGGGGACCTGGTCATCGACCTGGACGACATTCGTGCGTCCGTGGGGTCGGAGGCCACGGCCCGGAAGCTGCGGTCCGTGATGGAGGACGGCGCCCGCACGCACGAGGACGGTGACGTGTGGATCGTGCGCACGCTGGGTGACCCGGCCGCGCGCGCCGAGTTCGCCGCCCGTGTGGGCGTGGACGAGATCACCGTGCTCGACGTGGACGCGGACACCGCGAAGGCGCGCGTGTCCGCCCGCGACGGGTCGGACGAGAAGCATCCCGCCATCGACCGATGGTGGGCACAGAACGCGCCGGAAGGCGTGAACGAGGAGGAACCAGCAATGGGCACCCAGCAGATCCCCACCCC